CACGCCAAGAGCACCGTGACCAGCTTCGCCTTCGTGCTCCACCAAGCGCTCTACCAGAAAAAAAAATCGATTGTCATCGTCTCGTCTTCCGAAGACATGGCGAGCCGCTTTCTTCAACGCATCCGTGACGAACTGGAAGGCAACAGATTGCTCATCTGGCTCTTCGGCGACCAGCGCTCGGAGCGGTGGTCTGCTACCGAGTTGAAGCTCGCAAACGGCACCGTCATCCACGCGAAGGGGCGCGGCGCACAGCTTCGCGGTCTTATCGACGGCCACTCCCGTCCCGACCTCATCGTGCTCGACGACATCGAGGATGAGGAACTCGTGCGCTCGGAGATGCGCCGCCAAGACCTTGAGCAGCCGCTCGCGGTCCCGGTAATTCTGAATCACCATGAGCACCACGACGCCCAGGGCGCCGTACTGGAACACCCAGGCCGGCACGGGCATGTCCACCGTCACGCCGGAGACGGCCTCCGCCACGACGTTGCCGACGAAGCAGCCGGCCAGCACGATTGATTCAACCGTGAACTTCAACATGTACGCACCCACCCTTTCACAAAGAAAATCCTACGCGCGCCCGCCCGCAACGTGCAAGCGGAAAATTACCACGTCCCGCCCGTCTGCCGCGCCACAGTAGTCGCCGTCAGCCGCTTGAACGGATCGTAAACGTGGAACCCCTCCCACCAGTTGAAGGTGGTGATGGTCAGCGCCCGCGATTCGCCCGACAGGTCCAGATACCCGCCGGGGTAGCCGTTCAGGGTCGCAATCGTGGCGTTGGAGTTGTAGTACACGCGAGCGCCGGTCTTGATATTCAGCGTGGTGATGGCCGTGGTACACTTGCCCGCCGTGCCATACGTCAGCGCGCCGCCCTCGGCGTTCACCGTGGTGATGGCGCCGTCGGTGTGCCGGGCCGTGCCGGAAATCATGTTCAAGGTGGTCACCGCCGGCACTTCACCTTCGCAATCCACAATGTTTGTGTTGGCGCCGTTGGCGAGCGTGAGCGTAGCCATCGTGCCGGTGAGGTAGATGGCACCCGTGCCCAGGATCGCGGCAATGGTGGCCTCGATATTCAGCGGGTTCTCGCGCGTGCCGATGGCCTGGGTAAAGCCCGCCTCGACCAGGAACGAGCCCAGCGTGCCGCCCGCGGTGGGCCGCTCGTCGGCGTAGGCCCCGGTGATGCCGTAGGCCGAGGCCTTGCCGATGATGACGTGATCAGTGGTCAGAGGCTCAGCCGCCGGCAGCCAGTTGGCCGCTGTCGTCCAGACCGCCGTGCTTGGCGTCCACAATCTAATTACTGCTGGCATATTGTTTTTTCCTTAAACGGTGCGTACTATTCAGGCCAAGGAGAATGTAATGAAAACCTGTCGCGCCTGCAAAGAGCCAATTCAAGATGCAGCCCTGCGTTGCCCGCACTGCCGTACCAGCGTCCGCCGCCCGATATGGCCGTGGCTGCTGGCGTTCTTCGGCATCCTGGCCGGCGGCCTACTGCTCATCTCATGGGCGTTATCTTCGTACCACGCCGAACTTGCCCGCCAGAATGCGGAGGCTCAAGAATCGATCCGCTTTCACCGGGAGGTTCAGCGAATCTTGTCAACACCTTGAACGTCGCAGTCTTCCGCTGAAATACGGACAACGAGCCCGGCGGCATCGTACGTGAGTGTCCGCCAGTAGAAGATCATTACGTTGCCGGCATATTCGATGGGCCGCGATAAGTATTTCACAGTGTGCATCTTTCGTCCTTACACCTGGATCATCTGTGTAATCCGCGTAATCTGCGGATCACGTCAACACCATGACGATCTTTTCGGTTTCCTCGCCGTATTTCGCCAGCTTGCCGCTGTGGTCAAAGGTGAACTCGCGGAAGTAGGCGTACAGGGTGAAGTCCGGGGTCCCCACGTATCGCTCGCGGGTCATAAGCCGAATCGTCACGCCGTCGCCCGTGCTGCTGTTGGTGACGGCGGTAAGCTGATCGTCCCGATCCCAAGTGTCCGTCTGGGCCGTGCCCGCGTCAAAGTCCACTGCCGCCGGCAACGTATCTACCGGGCTGGAGAATGTGCCGCCCGCCAAGACTGCCACGGCCTCGCCTATCCGGGGGTTCCCCGTGTCGATGCGCGGCAGGAAACTCACCACGTCGCCCGTCTGGCCGTCGCCCCAGGTCAACGGGTGCGGATCGCGCGTGTACAGGTGCCAATGAACCAGCGGGCTCAGCAGCGTGCCGTCTTCCGTGCATTCGTCGCCCGCCAGATAGTCCTGGCTCTTTGTCCAGTCCTCTGTCAGCGTGACGTAGCGCAGGCGAAATTTCGGGATGCGTGGCAGCAGTTGATTCAGGGCCAGCGAGATGGCCGTGCCGTTGCCCGCCTGCTGGACGGAGATGCAGTCGCCGCCCGACAGTGGGGCCAGGGCATTCAGCGCGTCCACCAGCTCATTGAGCCGCGCGGCGGACAGGTGCTCCTTCTTTTTGAATCGTTGAATCATAACTGTAATTGGCTGAAATCCACTTCGTCGTAGAGCTGCACCGTCTTCTCGCCCGTGGCGTCCAGCGGGTTAGGCGGCCGGCCAGTCGCCGGGTCAATCCACACGACCTTCTCCCACCAGGCATTCTCGTCATATTGGAACGTGTAGGTCACTTCATACGATGCGCCGTTATCGTCGCTTCGCCCGGTGATGCCGGTGCAAAGCCACTGCCGGGCGGACGCGCCCGGGTCCAGCGACCACGCGCCTGAGTTCAGCTTGCCGACGTACGTCTTGGCCTTGGCGCCCGGCGAGGATAACTCCTTGCGCGTGCGGGTGATCGTGACTTGCGGGCGCAGCACGTTGACGATGCCGCCCTGCACGATGTCGGCGTGGGTGACGGTGATCAGGTCGCCGGCATAGTCCCTGTCCGTCTGCTGCTGGTTAAGGGATGCGCCCACCTCGATTGTGCCGCTGGCCGGGTCACTGGGCGGATCGCTGCGCCGGTAGATCAGCCGCACCTTCACCGTGTCCGTGCCGATGGCCTCGGGCGCCCGCTCCTCCAGGGCCAGGTTGGCAAAAGCGGGGTGCCCCGAGCCGATGCCGGGCATTCCCGACGCGCTCAGGGCGTTGGCGAGCTTGGCCTGGCCGCTGCCCGTGCAGCCGGTGACGGTGGCGACGCGCTCGACTTCTTCCCAGCCGTTGCGGGACTCGCGGCCGCGCGAGCCGTCGATGATGTCGATATGCGTTGCCATTAGTTAAGGCCCCCGGCGTCAAGCAGCCGTTTGAGGTAATCGTTGGAGGCGGCCAGCTTGGTTACGATGTCGGTCAGCTTGGCCGTGGCCGTGTCGCCGCCGTAGCCTTGCAGCGTCTTGACCGAGACGCCCTTGGCGACGCTGGCGAAATTGGAAGCCCTGGTTCCCAACCGCTTCTGCCCTTCCTCCCAGTCCCGCCGGTTATTCCCGGCGAACTCGGCCGACTCTCGGTCTAGGGCAGCAACGTCGGCTCTGCGCTCAGCCAGCAATCTATCTTGCGTTTCCGCTTCTCGCTCCTTCCCGGCAGCAATCACTGATTGCAGCCGATTGGACCTTTCCGCTTCGGCCTTCTGCTCCGCCTCCTGAGCTCGTCTATTGTTCGCCGTGAACTCTCCAGACTCCCGATCCAACTGAGCAACCTGCGCCCGGCGCGCCGCCAGCAGATGATCTTGGGCGGCGGCCTCGCGCTCCTTGCCAGCGGCAATTACGAGTTGAAGTTTCATGGCTTTGTCAGCGGCCTCATTCTCCAAGTCAATGAGTTTGTTCACTTCCGGGATCATGGCCTCCAGCGCGGACTTCGTTTCGTGCTGCTGGGCGGCTATCAACTTCTCTGCCTCCAGCCGCCTGACGGTTTGCTCGTACTCGCCGCGGCGCAATGCGTTGAACGCCCGTTTGTCTTCCATTAGCCTACGTTTCGATTCCTCGGCTACTTGCCCAAACGTCAGCGGATTGAAAGACTGCATGCCTGATACGTCTTCCCAGAATGTGGTCGTAATTGGCGCCTCTCGCATCTCGATGGCTTTGGATCTTGCTTCGGCGATCTTGGCCTCAATTGCTTTGGCCTTGGGGCCCCGATCCGCGGGCGGATTGAGCAAAACATCGATCTCTTTGAGAAACTTAATAAAGTCTTGGCTTTCCTTGTTTAGCCGTTTCTGCTCTTCAAAGAAATCGTTCAGCGCCGATGCCGCTAATCCAATGGCCCCCGCGAGCAGCCCGAACCCGCCAATTCCGACCGCGCCCACCAAGCCCATGCTGCTGTACGCCAGCTTGGCAGTGGCCGCGATGCCACGAAATGCGTTCTCGACCTGCCCCAGACCCGGGACAACGCCGCCGAGGGCGCTGGAGATGCCAGACAGGGCGTGCATCCCCGTCTTCACCTCTCGCGTGGCGGCATTCACGCCCTGGAGGTGCTTGCGCGCGGAGTTCATGCCGGCCTCGAACGAGGCGGTCCCGGCCGTGAGCTTCACGTTCAAGTTGGCGATGTTAGTCGTTGCCATCGAGCTTCTTCCCAAACATCAAGGCCAGCGTCTTAGCGACTTCCACCTGCTGCTCGGTAGTCTGCTCCTGCTCTTTGAGCCAGGGCAAAAAGTCTTTCAATTCCATCTTCTCTGAGAACCAGCCGTTATGTACCCGCACGGCGATATGAGCGAGCAGTAATTCAATCCGCTCCGGCCAGAACGGCTCCAACTTGTAGAACTCAATCCATTCCGTCAGTTCCCGGCTGGTGGTGCGATTCAGCAATTCGCCCACCGTCATGCCCAGGTGCGCGGCCAGCCGGAGATAGAACTTCCGCTCCGGCCGCGCCCTCAGTTTTTTTCCGCGTCCTCTGCCGCTTCCGCCGTCATGCCCGACAGCCGTTGGGCGACAACGAACAGCCGGCCAAGCACCGCCGCCGACTTCTCGCCCAGGGCCGGCGCGTCGGCGTCAGTGAACAGCCGCTTGCCGGATTCGTCGCAGATGGCCCGCACCAGCAGCCGGGCCCGGAGGTTCTCCAGGTGGCGCTCGAGCTTGTCGCCCTGCATGGTGTACTGGCTGGCCTCGTAACTGTCCCGCTCCGCGCCGGTCAGCGGGCGGACGTACACCACGCCGCCCCATTCCGGCACATCGGCCTTGACCGGGGCCATGTCGGGCCGCTGTAAAATCTCGTCTCTCGTCAGCATCGAATCTCCTTTAGGACTGGGTTGTCCACGTAACCGCGCCGGTGATCTTGAGCTTGGCTGTGAACTTGTGCTGGCCGTCCATCGGCGCGGCCAGCTTGAAGCTGGTTACGAGCGCGGAGAAGTAGATTTGGACCGCGCCCGAGCCGCCGGCCAGGTTGACGTAGTACCCGACCGCCGCCCCGCCGAGATCAGTACCGCGCAGCAACTCCTGGCCCGTGCCGGCCACATAGTTGCCCTCAATCGAAATCTCGCCCTCATCGACGTAGGTGTTGATGTGCTCGCCCTTGGTCGAGTCATGCGAGGTGACCTCCGCGACTTTGGACGCCGCCTCGGGCAGGTCGATGTTGGACAGTTCCTCGATCAACTGCCCGCCGGTCCTGGGGGTGCCGCTGGACCCGCGATAGAGTTTTGTCCCGAACGCTTTGGTTGCCGCAGTGGTCATGGTTTAATCTCCATTGATGGTTAGGTCAGGGTGACGGCCCCGGTGACTTTCATTGAGAGTGCCAAGCCCAGCCGCGAATCCAGGCCGGCGGGCTGGAGCTTGTGGGATTTCACGAGGCCCGCATACGAGAGCCGGTTGCCGATTTGCAGCGTGTGCGTGCCCGTGCCAATGTCGGTGATGTTCACCTTGCCGGTATCGGCGACGGCCCCGGCGTTGGTGGTGTGCAACGTAAAAGTGTCCACGTCGGCCCACCGGACCCAGTACGTGGTGTTGGCCGACAGGCCGGCGGGCAGGGCGCTGCTGGTGGATACACGGAGCGGCTGCCCGGTCGTCAGGGCGTGGCCGGCAGACGTTACCACGTCGGTGACGGCGGCGGTGAACGTGGCGGTCCGGGCGCCCCAGTTCGGCAGGCAAATTTGCCAATTGCCCGCCGCGCCGCCCAGCTTGGCCAGCACCGCCGTATCCGTGGCGTCATTGACGAAATTCCCTTCGCAGGAAATCTCGCCGTCGTCCACGAATATGTTGATGAACTCGGCTTTCGTGCTGTCGTGGCTGGTAACGTCGGCGGTCTTGGACACCTGGTCGGGCGGGTCAATGGTCGTCAGTTCCGAGAGCGTCGTAAACAACTCCGGGCTGGCCGCGTCGCCGTATTGAAGCTGGGTCTTGAACGCCGCTTTTGCGCTGGTTGTCATGGTTATTCCTCACTCCATATTTCGTAGTCTTGGCGCACGCCGTACACGCGGATTTCTTCCGATTCCGGCGACGGATCGAACACGTCGGATTCGTCCAGCAGCGTGCAGTGCTGGATGACTACCGTGCCCCACGCGGCAAACGACACGCCGTCTATGGCCACGCGGATGGCGTCGGCTATTTCCTTGGCCGCCTGGTAGCCGTGCTTGCTGGCGGTGGTAACGGCCCAGGAGTTGATTTGGAACCGACACACGGCCAGTCCCGATGGCCCGTCGTGGGTGTTGATGCGCGGGGCGCTGATCTTCTGGTACGTCACGTTTGGATACGTGGCGTCGTCAGGGGCCAGCAGCGGGTATATCCGCGTACTCACCAGCGTGGTGACGCCCGCCGTGGCGGTCAGCTTCGTATATAGCCCTGTCTCCACAAGTGCCACTATGCGGCCCTCACTCGTTGCGCCTTGCCGGTAACAAACGGCGAGGTCGTCAGGCCGGTAAGCGTGCCCGTCAGCGTCAACACGGACGCCGGGCCGGTCCTACGAATGACCGCCGCGCCGTCAATAGTGATGCCGTTGGCCCCGGTGTTGTTCACCGTCAACGCGCCGAAGGCCAGTATCTCACTGTCTGTCCCTATGGTCAAAATTCCGTCCGTGTCGTCCATAGTTCGCCCGGCGGGTGCATGTATCGTGCCAGCCAACACCCCGCCCGTTTGATTGGCGGCCAGGGTTGCAATGCCGCTGTTCGTCATGCCCTGTACATTGTCTCCCACCACGCCCAGGTCGCATACGCAGCCGGCGTCAACCGTCAGCAGCGTAACGGCGGCGGTTGCGGAGAAGGTGGACACCGCGCCGTTACTGATCCTTGCCGACGCCAGTCAACCGTCAGCAGCGTAACGGCGGCGGTTGCGGAGAAGGTGGACACCGCGCCGTTACTGATCCTTGCCGACGCCAGGGCCACGCCCACCACGAATGTGCCCGTGGCCGTCTGAATCAGATCGCCAGTGTTCGTCCACGCCCCTCCGACGGCCAGCAGGATGTTTCCCGCCACTTCGACATCCCCGCTGCCGGCAAATGTGCCCGCTGTGACGTTGAGTGTACGGGCCGTGAAAACCGAGGACTGATCGAACGTCCCCAGCGTTAAGGCGAAGTCCGCCACGTCCCATTCCGAGTCCACCGTCACCGTGCCGGAACTATGAACCTCGACATTCGGCTGATTTCCCGCCGCAAACGTCATCAGCGAGGTCAAGATCGCTCCGGTATAAATGATATAGCCATCCCACTCCGAGAAATCACAGTCCGCGACATCGCCGGCCACGCCCGCCGTCGTTACGTTCCCCGTGCCCGTGAATTTCATGCCCCGGATATTCAGCGTCTCCGTCAGTGTAAACGAATGCCCCTCCAGGGCCAGCGTCTTGACCGATTCCGTTTCGGCGTCAAACGTGTCCCTGTGGATCGCGCCGATGTCCGCCGCGGGAGCCTCGTCAACCGTCATCATCGCAGAGGAATTATCGTCAAAATACAGCGCCTCGCCCGTCGCCGGCGTGTAGCCCGGGTCCGTTGCCCCGCCGCTGCTGAGCGACCAGCCAACCGCGTATGTCTCGCCGACTGCGTATTTGTTCGCCATGTCTCAATCTCCTACGCCGCCGAGCTACCACGCCGAAACGTACACGTTGTCCAGGTTGGAGCCGCCGGCCACGCGCTTGATCTGGACGGCGGACCCGGCGAACTCCACGCCGTCATCCGTCAGCACCGTGTTGGCCGGCAGGCAGGCCCAGGTCGTTCCGCCGTCAATGGAGTAGAAGCCCTGCACGCTGCCCAGGTTCGCCACGCGCAGGTGATGGCAGACTTGGGTTGTGTTCGCCGCCAACGCCTGCACCACCGTGTCGGAACTGGTTGACAATGCCGTTGTGCCGCTGGAAATCATATTGAGACTCCTAATCGTCTTGGTTGTATGGTGAATCCGGGGCCGTTTCCCAAGTGTCACTCGCGGATACCGACGTGACGCCCGCCGCAATTAGCCTAGCCTGCAAGGTTCGCACGAATATATCCAGCACTTTGTCCTTGTTGCTGTTCCATGCGGACCGCATGAAATGGAGAGCCGGCATAGTGCCTGTCGAGCCGCCCTTGTACCGCTTGCCGCCGGTGATCCAGGACCGATGCTTGCCGCGCCGCCGGGGGACCGTGCCGTACTCCACCAGGTGGGCGTGAGCCGCTTCCTTGGTCGCCCCAATCATGGACACAATTATCGAACCACGCCGGTACTTCCGA